GTTGATTTTAAAAACTTTGAAATAACTATTACTCAAGGATTCACTAAAGAAGAATGGAATAAATTGCATGGAGGTGTTTTGTAGTGATGAAAAGACCAAACAGATACCCTTACACAAGAAGACAGTGGGGTGAAGAAATCACAATAGCTCATATGAGCGATGGCACAACTTTTAAGTTCCGAGTGGAGCGAAATGAAATTACGGGGGAAACCAGGTAATGAAAAACACACTAATTCGCATCCTTTTAGCTTGGTCGCTTGTCGCTACTTGCTTACTTTTCATGCAGCGTGAAGCACAGAAACCATTGCTAGTCTATCACGCTGATAGTAAATATCAGATAATAGGCAAGGTTACGGAAAAACGAAAAATCGGAAAGCTATTCACAATCACAGTAAACGGGAACGTGTTTGTGGTGAGTGAAGAAAGATTTAAAAATATTGAAGTAGGAGATAATATTGAATTATGAACACACTAGAAAATGTAAAGCAATGGTTTATTGATCGTGACCTTGAAAACGGTGGGCGATTAGACAAGCAGTCTTTGAAACTTAGTGAAGAATTTGGTGAACTATGCGCTGGCTATCTCAAGAAGAATGAGAAAGTCATGAAAGACAGTATCGGAGATTGTGCAGTCGTGATTGTCGGTCTAGCATTACTCATTAAGGAAGATGTCAATCAGATTTTTGAAGAATCAGATGGTTTGCGGAAGAAAGAAATTACAGAAACATTAATCTCAATCAATGCAAACATCAGTGAGTTTTAACTCTCACAAGGATTTGCAAGCAAGGAATTGTGCCGACATAATCTAATACGCTGTATTGGTTATCTAAAAAATCTTGGTTATGATTTTGATGAATGCTTTGAGTTAGCCTATCAAGAAATCAAAGACCGTAAAGGTCGCTGGATTGATGGTTCATTCGTGAAATGGGAGGATTTGCAAGATGATACCAAAATTTAGAGCGTGGATAAAAGAAGAAAAATGTTTCGCAGACTACATAGAAACAATTCGATATTACGCAAAAGAAGTTGATTTGTGTTGGGGTGGAATTTGTGAAAGTGACTGCTTTGACTTTGAAGGTGTTATCTTCACCCAGTCAACAGGACTCAAAGATAAAAATGGTAAGGAAATCTTTGAGGGGGATATAGTTGATTACAAAGGCAGAAAAGCCGTTGTCAAATGGCACGGTTCTTACACAAGTTTTATTTACAGATTTGTAGATGAAATAAATGAAAGGGTTTCAGAATGGCATCCACTATTTCTGGCTTATTATCACTTTGAAATCATCGGAAACATCTACGAAAACAAGGAGTTACTGGATGCCTGACGTAGAATGGATCATGGAGAATTGCCACATGATGCGTGATAATGGTGTTTGGGGTGGAGAGAAGCAAATCTCCTATGCTAGTCCAAATGGAGAATACACATATTACATAAATAAGCGAAAAGATGGAACGTATTATTTGCATGGAGCAAGTAAACATTATGGGAGGAATTAACATGACAGACAATGTAAACAAACCAAGTCATTACCAAGGATCAAAAGGTCTTGAAAGTATTGAAGTAATTGACAACTTTATTGGCGTTTTGCCAGGCAAGGCTGCATGGTGTTGGGGGAATGCTATTAAGTATTTACTCCGATTCCAGAAGAAGAACGGTCTTGAAGATTTGAAGAAAGCTAGAAAGAACCTTGATTGGTTGATTGATGAATTGGAGAATGGAGAATGAGACCTACAAAATATCTATAAGATAATCAATGGAGCTTGAACATGGATAGATTGGAATATGAATACGCACTTTATCAAGGTGATATCTTTATCACTTGTGGCACGTTAAAAGAAATCAGCGCAGAGACTGGGATTGCTATTGTTACACTAAACTCTTATGCTTCACCATCGTATAAAAAGAAAAATCCAAATGGTAAACAACTAATAAAAGTGGATTTTGAAAAATTAAGTGACCAACAATGCGAGCGATTCGCTTTTATGTTGAAGCAAAAAAGAATAGATAATAAACTTTCAAGAAGTGAACTAGCCAAAAAGTTAGGTTACTCTTACGCAGAAATAATGAAATGGGAAAAGAAAACTAAAAAACCTAATCTTTATCAGGTTGAAGATGTGGCTACGTTCTTTGATATCCCTCTAAATATTTTGATTGGAGAAAAATAAAAAAGCCGAGGCATTCACTCTACCTCGACAACGCTTTCAATACTAATATTATATCATAAAGGAGATAGAGAGTGAAGGCTAGAGAGCTTTTAAGCGAATTACAGAACCTTGACCTAGACATTCAAAGTCGAATAGACGAAATCAACGAGCTTGAGGCGGGTCTGCTCTCAAGTCCTAAATGGTCCGAGGTTAAAGTTAAAGGGGGGCAACCCAGGAAGATTGACGACGTGTATGCTCAGTTGATTACTATGAAGGATGCAATCGAGCAGGACACAAATGCCATAATCAATCGAAAAATGGAGCTTGGTCGCATGATCAACAAGCTAAACAATCCAAGGCACAGAACAATTCTACGAATGACCTACATTAATAAAATGTACGTAGATGATATCTGTGATAGCCTTGGCGGTATCAGTTCGCCTACTTACTACAGATTAAAAAAACAAGCAATAAAAGAGCTTGATAGTATTCTTAGTGAATTGATAGTAAATGATAGTGATTGTACAGGCATGAAGTTTTTAAACTGATAAAATGGTAGTATCAAATGCTGCAGCAGATGATACTCCTTTATGAAAATCTGAGGGCGTTGCCCTCGCATGGCGGTGACGGGTATATTGTTTTATCTCCAAACTCAAACAAAAACTTATCTTCGGTTCGACTCCGAGCACCGCCTTAAAGGCTACACAAAAATAAATAAGAAAGGTAAATATAATATCGATTCTATTCGAGGTCAGTAGCCACCTCGATATTACAAAAAGTAAAATCGAGAGACCATATAACCCGAAAAACGCAGACCTCATAGGTGTGTGTTTTTTGGTTCCAGGACAACGAATTGAAAATAATTGATAAACCTTTAGAATGGCTACAGCCATATAAAAACAATCCAAGGAATAACGATAAGGCAGTAGAGCCAGTTGCTAACTCAATCAGAGAGTTTGGTTTTAAAGTTCCAATTGTAGCAACCAAAGACGGAGAAATTATAAACGGACATACACGCTATAAAGCTGCACGCTTTTTGAAACTCGAAACCGTGCCAGTCTTAATCGCAGACGACCTTTCTGAAGAACAAATAAAAGCGTTCAGGCTTGCCGATAACAAAGTGGGCGAGATTGCCGAGTGGGACACAGAGTTGCTCTACGCAGAACTTGAAAGTGTCGAAGGACTGGACATGACTATGTTTGGCTTCGAAGACGTCGATTATTCTTTGGACGACTTCGAGGAGTCCGAGGATCCAGAAGATGCCAAGGAATTCTCACAAGAGGAAGAGACAGGTATCGAACATGGGGACATCTTCCAATTAGGACGACATCGGTTAATGTGTGGAGATAGCACATCAGCAGAGGATATGGCTCAATTAATCGACAGAGAAACGATTGACCTATATGTAACCGACCCACCTTACAACGTGGCCTACCAAGGCGGAACCGAGGAAGCTATGACGATCATGAATGACAGTATGGATGATGTCAGCTTCAGGCAATTTCTGAGGGATGCATTCGCAGTCGCAAATAACCACTTGAAACCAGGAGGGGCGTTCTATATCTGGCACGCAGATTCGGAAGGGTTGAATTTTAGAGCTGCAGTCAAAGAGACAGGATGGTTGCTAAAACAATCTATTATCTGGGTAAAAAATGCTATTGTGTTAGGTCGTCAAGATTACCAATGGAAGCATGAACCTTGCTTGTATGGGTGGAAAGATGGAGCGAGTCACTATTTTGTCGATAATCGCTCACTAGCCACGGTCATTGAAGAGGACGAAGAAAACCTAAAAGAAATGACAAAGAGCGAGCTAATCTCTTACATCAAGACCATGCAAGAAACAACACCGACTACTATCTTTTATGAAGATAAGCCAGTTAGAAATGACATCTACCCAACTATGAAACCTCTGAAGTTGATTGCTAGGTGTGTTTTAAACTCTAGCAAGAAAGGCGACAGAGTTCTAGATAGCTTCAATGGTGGTGGTTCTACTCTTATGGTATGTGAGAAGTCAGAACGTATCTATTACGGCATGGAACTTGACCCACTCTACGTTGCACGAACGATTAGACGCTGGGAAGAAGAAACAGGGCTTACTGCTGAGAAAGTGAGCTGAAATTTTTTAAAAAGTAAGGAAGTGAGGCGATGGCTGGTGCAGATAATTTAAAAGTCCCAACCTCGGACGAAGCTCGAAAATATGGCAAGAAAGGCGGAGTGGCTTCGGGCAAAGCTCGAAGGAAAAAAGCAAACCTAAGAAAGGCTTTTGAGACGATCCTACAAGCCGAGGTTGCAAGTCCAAACGTGAAAAAGCAACTTGAAGAGCTAGGCTTTGATTCGACCAATGAAATGGCTTTGGCTATGGTTATGATGCAGAAGGCTATGAAGGGTAATGTCCGAGCTTTTGAACAAATCAGCAAGTTGACCACAACAGATGTTAAGGATAGCCTTGATAAGAAAGAACAAAAAGAACGGATTAAATCTATTGAATTAAAAAACAAACGTGAAGAAAAAATGCTTGATAGCGACATGACAAACAAGCGTATCATAGAAATAAATGTTGGTGACTGGAATGATAACGAAGAATAAGCCTAAAATAAATATCATTATTGACTATCCAAGCCGTGTTTTTAACAAGCATATCTATGATAAGCTATACGACTATTCAACTTTTACTGAAGTTCATTATGGCGGTGCTTCAAGCGGTAAAAGTCATGGCGTCATTCAAAAGGTAGTCTTTAAGGCTTGCCAAAACTGGAAGCATCCACGTAAGGTTTTATTTCTTCGTAAGGTAGGCGCAACGGTTCACGATTCAATCTTTGAAGATGTGAAGCAATGCTTGGATAGTTGGCAGTTGCTAGATAAGTGCAAGGTCAATAATTCAGCATATCGCATTGAGTTACCGAACGGCGCACAGTTTATTTTCAAAGGGTTGGACAATCCGGAAAAAATCAAGTCAATCAAGGGCGTGTCAGATGTCGTCATGGAAGAAGCGTCAGAGTTTACGCTGGATGACTACACGCAGTTGACTTTGCGTTTACGGGATAAAAAGCACTTGAATAAACAAATATTCTTAATGTTTAACCCTGTTTCAAAAGTAAACTGGACTTATAACGCATTCTTTGTTAAGAAACCAAAAAATACAGTTGTTTATCATACGTCATATAAAGATAATCGGTTTTTAGATCAAGTAACAATCGAGAATATCGAAGAACTAGCCAATAGGAACGAAGCATATTATAAAATCTATGCTTTGGGTGAGTTTGCAACGCTTGACAAGCTGATTTTTCCAAAGTTTGAAAAGCGACTGCTGAATAAGAATGAGTGGGAACACTTGCCCGCTTATTTTGGACTTGACTACGGTTTTATTAATGACCCGTCAGCCTTGCTTCATGTAAGAGTAGATGATGAAAACAAGCGTTTGTATGTCGTTGATGAGTTCGTAAGAAAAGGCTTGACGAATGACAAGATAGCCGAAGCAATAAAGGCGCTTGGTTATGCTAAAGAGCAGATACGGGCAGATAGCGCTGAAAAGAAATCAAACCAAGAACTAAGAAACCTTGGTATCCCTCGGGTTATTGATGTGCAGAAAGGTGCTGGATCAGTCATGCAAGGTATCCAATACTTGTTACAGTATGAATGGATAGTGGACGAAAGATGCGTGAAGCTGATTGAAGAACTTGAAAATTACACTTGGAAGAAAGACAAGAAAACGAATGAATACATAAACGAACCAGTAGATAGCTATAACCACTGTATAGATGCGATACGCTACGCCTTACAAGATAGGATTTATCAAGCAAGGAAAGAAGTGGATGTTGACAAGGCTATCAGTAAAATCAATAAGATGTTCAGGAGGTAAAAGGTGGATAAAGTAAACGAATTTGAGCATGGTATAGACACAACCACGAAAACGAGGTTTGACAGTCTATATTTTGGCACAATCGCAAATGAGCAATTTAGATATATTTCAAGTGATAAATTGCTAAATACTGCGAACGGTAAGAAAGCATTCAGAGATATGATTGACACTTTCTTTAACAGTCAGAAAAAACGCTTGAAAGTGTTGTCGTCTTATGCTAAAGGCGACAATTACAGTATTTTGAACGGGAACAGACGCCTAGATAATGAAAAAGCAGATTACCGTGTCCGTCACAAATGGGGCGGATATATTTCTAGTTTTGCAACTAGTTATGTTATCGGTAACCCTGTTTCAGTCGGTATTCTTGAGGGTGCGGACGAGAAACAACTTAAAACTATTCAAGAAATCGAATGGAACAATGACATAAACGCATTGAATGGAGATTTAGCACTTGATGCTTCAATCTATGGGCGTGCTTTTGAATATCATTTCAGAGATAAAGACGGAGCGGATAGAGTTGTTTCGATCAGTCCGCTTGAAATGTTTGTCGTTCGTGATCTAACAGTCGAGCAAAATATCATTTGCGCTGTTCACTTACCAGTCTTTGCGGATAAAGTGAATATGACTGTCTATACTAAAGGCCAAGTTATCACTTTTAAACCATTTTCTAGCGATTCGGTAAAATTGGCAGTTGATACAGTCACAAAACACGAATACAAAGACGTTCCCGTTGTCGAGTGGTGGAATAACCGCTATCGAATGGGTGACTTTGAAAGTGAAATCCCGTTGATTGATGCTTACGATGCCGGACAGTCCGACACAGCAAACTACATGAGCGACTTGAACGATGCGATGCTTGTTATCAAGGGCGACTTGGAAGCTATTAACATAAGTGATGAAAAATTCGCTAAAATGAAAGACGCTAACATGATGCTACTTCAAACAGGAATTAGTGCAAACGGACAACAAACAAGCGCAGATGCCGGCTATATCTATAAACAGTACGATGTAAACGGCACAGAGGCTTATAAGAACCGTTTAGCAAACGACATTCATCGCTTTAGTCGTATTCCTAATCTTGATGATGACCGCTTCAATGCTACTTCATCCGGAATTGCTTTGCTATATAAGATGATTGGTCTTGAACAAGTCAGAAAGGACAAGGAAACGTTCTTTACTAAGGCGTTGCGCCGTCGTTATGAATTGATTAGTAACATTCACAAGGCTATCAATAAGCCATTGATTGAAGCTAACAAGCTGACCTTTACTTTCCATCCTAACATTCCGCAAGATGTATGGAATGAAATCAAGGCATACATTGAAGCCGGCGGAGTAGTATCGCAAGAAACATTGATGAACAATGCAAGCTTCACGGACTACAAGACAGAGCAGTCACGTATTTTGAAAGAACAAGGCGCAAGCGATAACGAGATCATGCAGTTAGTAGGTGGCATGAATGAGCAAGAAAGCTAACCGACTATATAACGCAGAACGCAAGGCACAAGCTGAACTAATCAAGCGTGATTTAGACCGTGACAAACTGATAACACAGTTGTATCAAGAGTCTTATGACCGACTACAAGCGCAGATAGACAAGTTTTATCTAGGTTATGCTGGGCGTGAGGGTTTAACAAAGCAAGAAGCTATGAAGCGCGCTTCGGAATTTGACGTTACGAAGTTTGCCGAAAGAGCAAGAAAAGCCGTCAAAGAGAAAGATTTTAGTCATAAGACGAATACTTGGTTACGAGTTTACAACTTGAAAATGAAAGTTAGTCGTCTTGAATTGCTAAAAGCAGAATTAGACCTTGAAATTAACAGTTTAACAAGTAACCTTGATGAAGTCTTTGACAAGGCTCGTAGGAGCGAATATTTAGCCGAATACAAGCGTCAAGCGGGTATCTTGGGTATTTCTTCAAGTGGAGCGAAAAAGCGCATAGAAGCGATTTTAGACGCTGATTTTTACGGTCAGAGTTTTTCAAGTCGTGTTTGGGGTAAAAATGGACTTCAACCACAACTACAAAGAGATGTTTTCGCTTCATTAAACCGTATATACACAGATATGGACGGCTATCAGAAAGAGATGAAGCGACTTGCGGAACGATATAACACTAGCGAGTATAACGCTAAACGTTTACTAAAAACTGAAATAGCAAGGATAAACTCAGACACAGACCACGCTGTCTTACAAGATAATGGCTTTACTCATATGATTTTCGTAGCTGAAAGTGGTGCTTGTGACATTTGCAAGCCGTTAGATAATACGGCAGTGCCTATTGATAAGGTTGAAAAAGGCGTAAATATGTTTCCGATGCATCCGAATTGTCGCTGTTCAGCGTATGGACATATCGAAATGAAATACAAGGACGGAAGAAGCACGCTAGACCAATTTAATAAAGAATTTTAAAGGTGAGATTTCAAATTTCACCTTTTTTAATTGTCCAAACCGTGCTTACGACATAAAAAGGCGCATGAGTTCGAGGGGGTTGCTCGTAAAAGCGTAGAGAAAGGAGCCAAACATGGCAGAAGAACAAACACAGACGGTTGAACCACAAACACCGGAAACAGTAGAGGAACACGCTAGCACTCCGAAGCAAGAACCGGAACAAATGGTGTCAATCGCAGAGATGCAACGCAGACTTGAAAGAGCTGAAAAGAAACACGCTCAATCAACACAAGAAGCGATTGCCAAGGCTTTGGAAAAATACAAGGCGGAAACTGAATTATCGGGTAAAGAACTCGAAGAATACCGTCGGAAAGAAGCTGAAGCAGAAAAGCAATCGTTGCTTGATAAAATCGCCGGACTTGAAAAAGAACAAACCAAGCGTGAATTGACCGATGAAGCAATTAAGACTTTATCAAGTCGTAAGTTGCCAGTAAATGATCGTGTCCTTGCTTTTGTCGTGAAAGACACGGCAGACGGCACACTACAAGCTATTTCAGACTTTGAAAGCATTATTAGTGAAATCAAGTCTGAATACACACAATCAGAACCGCCCGCAGTAAGTACAGCTTTTGGTGGCTCAAAAAATCAATCAAGCGGAGAAATCTTCCGCAATTCAAGAATTATCTAAAGGAGATTTTAAAATATGACAGTACAAACTTTTAACCCTGCAAAAGTCCTTGTTTCACAAAAACCGGACGGAACACTTCACAAAGAGTTTACAGACATCATCATGAAAGAAGTCGCTCAAAACTCTATCGTGATGCAACTTGGTAAGTATCATGAAATGGACGGCGAACAAGAAAAAACAGTCCACGTTCAAACTGACGGCGTTTCAGCTTATTGGGTAAATGAAACAGAAACAATCAAGACTGACAAGCCTGAAATCGTACCGGTAACGCTTCGCGCTCATAAACTTGGTATCATTCTTCTTGCTTCTCGTGAAGCGCTCAATTACACTTGGGAAAAATTCTTTGAAGACATGAAACCACAGATCGTCGAAGCATTCTACACTAAGATTGACGAAGCCGGACTTTTGGGATATGAAACACCATTTGCAAACTCAGTCGCTAAGGCTGCTAAAGATGCAAGTAAAGTTATTGGCGGACCAGTAACTTATGAAAATATCTTGAAATTGGAAGACAAACTTTCGGACGACGACATCGAAATCAACGCTTTTGTATCTCGTGTTTCTAACCGTTCAGCTTTGCGTGATGCTCGCGACGGCGACAAGAAGACTATCTATGACAAAGATGCTAACAAATTGGACGGAACAGTTGTCGTTGACATGAAGTCTAAACAATTCAAGAAAGGTGACTTGCTCGCTGGTGACTTCGACCACCTTATCTATGGCGTACCCTACAACATCAATTACAAGATTTCAGAAGAAGGTCAAATCACGACTGTTAAGAATGCAGACGGAACTCCAGTAAACCTATTTGAACAAGAAATGATTGCTATCCGTTGCACAATGGACATCGCAGTTATGATCACTAAGACAAACGCATTTGCTAAGTTGACAGATGCGGCAAACGTCTAATTTTGAAAGGGGGTATTAAATGGCTTATATCGTAACAGAAAACATCATTGATACCAAAGACAACAATCGACTTTACGAAAAAGGCGAGGTTTACCCTCGCCCTGAATTAAATGTGACAGATGCTCGCATTAGAACGCTACTTAAAAAAGGCGTTATCGAATCAGACGGGGCGCAAGGTGATATTGTATTGCCTAAAGCTGAACCCGTTGAAGAAATCGAAGAAGAAGCAGGGGAATGATCATGGATAATGCCCAACTTGCAAAAATTAAGCGTCGGTTGGGTATTGACCTTGCCGACACTAAAGAAAATGACTTGTTAACAGATTTAGTTGAAGATGCTGAAAGCTACTTCAAATCGCTCACTGGTTCGGTATATATCGAATCTAAGTATAATTTCATGATTGAAAACGTTGTTTATAAACTTTACGGGCGCAAAGGTTCGGAAAGCGTATCAAGTGAAACCGTTGACGGCTATTCAGTAACCTATCAAGACTTTGACAACCTATTCAAACCCTACATGGCTATTTTGAATAAAGATTTTGGTCTTGACGGTTCACAACGTCAACGTGGAAAGGCGATCTTTCTATGAAAACACCTCACAGAATTACGCTCGTAAGAGGTAAAGGCGTTGCTAAGTACAATCCGGAAACGGATAGCTACGACAATCAAGCTGAACAATCCGAAGTCGTTCCATGCTTTGTGAATTTCATTCAAAAAGCAAAGGTTTTTGAGTTATACGGCAGTCGTTCCGATGTCGTCATGATATGCAGATTTCAGCAAGAGCAAAAACCGTTCTTGTATGCAATCTATGACGGGTACAAGTATGAGCAGATTGACAGCGTAGAAGCTTCAAAATGCTCTGTACGGCTCAAAAGGACGGGCAAGGTATAAATGGGCGCAAGTATCGAATGGCACGGCCTAGAGAAGCTAACAAGCACGATATACAACGCTCACCCAAAAGCCGTAGAACAATCTATACAAGTTGTTAAGAATAAAGGCGAAAAGGGAAAGAAAGTAGCAAGGGAACTAGCGCCAAGAGATACTGGATTTTTGAAAGACCATATCAACGTGACTTATCACGGTATGGAAGCGTGGATAACGGGAAGTGCATCTTATACGGGTTATCAAGAATACGGCACTCGTTATATAGCTGGTAAACCACACTTTAGACCTATGTTAGAGCAGATATTACCCGAATTTCAAAAGGATATGACGGATGTTATGAAAGGAGTCTTTAAATGACACCAAACCATGATTTATTCAGAAAGATATTTGCTATCAGCGATGCCAGGGTTGATACATACGATTATTTGCCCAACGCTGAAGCAAGTTATCCGTTTGTCTATATCGGTGAGAATAACGGTTCAGACACGCCCAATAACGATTTGATTGGAACGGCAAGACAAACAGTCCATATTTACGGAATACGAGCGCAGAGAGCCAAAATAGACAATATTTCAGCCTATCTTGAGAGTGTTTTGAAACATTTAAAAGACGGGTATGAGTATCATTTCAATCATTTAAGAACAGAAAAACAAGTCATTACAGATAATACAGACGTCCAGCCATTACTTCATGTAGTGCTGGATTTTACTTTTACTTACACAAAGAAGGAGAAATAATAAATGGCAGATTTAATTTTGGGGAAAGATGTTATTGCTTTCTTCCGTCGCTACGCTGACCGCACTAAACAAGATGCGGGCAAAGTACGCTTCCAGTCTGAACTTTCTATCAAGCAAGAAAAGAACGTAGAAAGCACTAAAACTAAAGATGGTGTTGTCAACTCTATCTCAGACGGTGAGACAAGTGGTGAATTTAAATCACTAGCTTACCGTGAAGACGGCGACACGGTTAATATGTGGAAAGAAATGCGTAAATGGTCCACAGCTAACGATAAAATCGAGTGCTGGATTGTTGATCTTGGAAGCAAGAAGACAGAGGGTGGAGTTGACAAGTACGACGTTGAATACTATCAAGGCTATTTCAAAAGTTTTGAACTTTCAGCACCGTCAGACGACAAGGTTGAGTTATCTTATGAAGTCGCTATCAACGGAAATGGTATTTTGCATACTGATAAGTTGACTGAGTCGCAAAAACAAGCAGTGGCAAGCGCACAATACGACTACCACACGCTAGAAAAAGAAACTGCAAGCGCTGGTGCTTCAGTCTAACATATAAAACGAAACTGATGAGGGCATTTACTTGCCCTTTATTTTTTTACGTAAAAGGAGAAAAAACAGATGATTTTAAAAATTGGAGAACGTGACTATACTTTGCGCTTTGGTCTTGGATTTCTACGTGAAATGAATAAACTTCATTCAGCAGAATTGGAAGGTGTTAAGACTGGCTATGGAGCAATGACTTTGTTTAATGCTGGACAAGCGCTTAATGACCCAATGGCTTTCGTAGATATCATCAAAGCTGGAACAGTTACCGAAGCACAAAAACCAAGCAATGAAGCGATTGAAAAATACCTTGAAGAGTTACTTGCAAAAGACAAGTACGACAAGACTATTAACGAAATTGTGGCAGAGTTAAAAGCGTCACCCCTACTCAAAAAAGCAATGAACCTAGCAGAGTAAGGGAAGAACAAGGTTCAGACTTTGGATATGATGAAGCAATAGCTTTACTTATCGCAAGGCATAATATGACCTTTTTAGAGGCTTCAAGGACTACGCTAGAAGAATTTGAAATCTATAACACCGCTTATCTTATCAAGCAAGAAGATATGCGCTATCATTCAGCAATTCAAGCATGGTTCAATCAAACAGTCCAAGCTACCAAAGGCAAAGGAAAAAGTGCAAGGTCAGCTTATAGGACGTTTGACGATTTTTATAATCACAAAAACGAGTTTGATAGGATTTTCAAAAAAGAAGATATCAAACAAGTTAATAATAAGAGGTTGAGCCTTGCTGATAGAAACAGAAGGCTTAATCAATCTATGAAGGAAAGGGGGTAACTAATGGGAACAAATTTTGATGTTACCGCCATACTGAAAGCCAATGTTTCTGATTTTGCTCGAGGTATGAAAGAAGCACAAATGGCTTTCCAAAGCATGAAAAATCAAACAGGCTCAAGTTTAGACAAAATAAGCAATAGTCTTTCAGCGGTTGGTACAGCTTCTATGAAGTTAGGTGCTGGTCTGACCGCTGGCTTGACTGCTCCAGCAGTCGCTGGGGTAACTAAGATTATCAAATCTTATGCTGACCTTGAACAAAGTTTAGGTGGTGTTGAAACGCTATTCAAAGACAACGGTACGAGTGTTATCGGTCTTGCTAAGAAGTACAATATAACCGCTCAAGAGGCTCAAAACTTGTACGACACTATGGAGTCCAAGGGCGCAAGCGTTATTTCAAATGCTAATAAAGCCTTTAAAACTGCTGGTGTATCAGCAAATGACTATATGCAACAAGTAACCTCATTTTCTGCAACTTTGCTACAAGGTTTAGGTGGAGATACAGAAAAGGCTGCACAATACGCCGATAAAGCACTTGTTCAAATGGCAGATAATGCCAACAAAATGGGTACTAACATGTCTGATATTCAAAACGCTTATCAAGGTTTTGCGAAGGACAACTATACTATGTTAGATAACCTTAAACTTGGTTATGGTGGTACTGCTAGTGAAATGGCTCGTCTCGTTAATGATTCGGGTGTTTTGAATGGCGCATTTACTGCGACGGCTGAGAATGTGAAGGATATTCCATTCCATACGTTGATTGAAGCTATCGGAATTACTCAAGACAAGCTAGGAATTACTGGAACGACTGCTAAAGAAGCAAGCGAAACCGTTTCGGGTTCGTTCTATGCGATGAAGGCTGCAGCAGAAAACTTTGTTGCTGGACTTGGACACGATGAAGCAGATATTGCTGGTCTAATGGAAGATTTAAAAGACACATTCTTGACCTTTAAAGACAATGTAGTACGTGTTTTGCTCACAATCTGGGATAACTTACCGATTGAGCCTTGGCAAAAATGGACAGGTTTAATCGTAACACTTTCTGGACCAGCGTTGGTTGCTATTGGGGCGGTAGCCTCGGGCATCGCTAAGATGATTACAGCTTTTAAAGTGATAGGTAGTGCTATTTCTAGCCTATCAAGTCTTTTCTCAGTCGCAGAGGGCGGAAGTGGCATCTTCAGTGCTATTGCTGGAGCTATCGGGGCGATAGGTAGTACGGTTCTAATCGTTATTGCAGTAGTAACAGCCTTGATTGCGGTTCTTGTTGGTGTGTATAACACTAGCGAAGACTTCAGAAACAAGGTTAATTCTGCTTGGGAAGCGGTTAAAGGCGCAATCACTAGCGCCGTGCAAGAAATTGCTTCATTTGTCAGCGATATTTGGGGTAGTATGACTTCATGGTGGCAAGAAAACCATGAAGTCATCGAACGTGTCGCTACTAAGGTTTGGAATCAAATCAAAACCGTAGTTGAAACCGTAACGAACTTTCTAGCGCCTATCATTGAGGCAACATGGAACGCTATTGTGGCTACCGTTGGCTCAGCATGGAATATCATTAAACTACTTATTGGTGAGAATTTAGATGCTATTTTGACCTTCTTCAAGGCATTTTTGCAGATTCTTGACGGTGACTGGTCAGGAGCATGGGAAACGCTCAAAGAAGGCGCTGCTAGAAACTTTGAAAACGCTAAACAGCTATTAGGTGCAATCTGGGACGGTATCGTTCAGTTCTTTGCTTCAGGCCTAGCTTTTCTTCAATCTATCTGGGATGTAGCATGGAACGTTTTAAGCGTTGTTGTAACTCCTGTTTGGGATTTTATCAAGAGTATTATCGATACAGGTATGAACGCTATCAATTTAGTTATTAGTACGACTTTGACAACCATTCAAACGCTTTGGGATACTACTTGGAATGCTATCGTGGCATTTATTGAGCCAATCTGGACAACAATTTCAACCACGATTACAACAGTCTTGACTTCAATCTGGACATTTATTCAGTCAGCAATGACTGTTATCAGTACAATCTTTAGTTCAACATGGGATATTATTCAAACAACGTTTGCAGCAGTCCTACTTACTATCTATGGTCTTGTAACTGGTAACTTTGACTTGGTTAAAGAGGCTATTTCAAACGCTTGGACGATTATTCAAGCTAAAACCAATGAAATCTGGACTGCAATCACAACTTTCTTGTCAGGCATTTGGGAAAACATCAAGTCATCAGTTTCTAGCGCTTGGGAATATGTCAAAGTGGCAATTTCAAACGCTATTGAAATAACTAAGCAAACGATCATGAATATCTGGAACTCAATCGTAAGCTATTTGACTGGTGTTTTGGAAAATATCAAGAATACGATTTTAAGTGCTTGGGAAAACGTGAAATCGACAGTTACAAACGCAGTTGAGAATATCAAGAATGCAGTCGTTAACGGTTGGAATAACCTAGTAAGCACAATTACTGGCGCTGGTCCTAGAATTGTATCATCTGTTTCAAGCAGTTTCAGCAATGCAATTTCAAGCGCTAGCAGTTTTGCAAGTAGTGCTGTAAATGTTGGTTACAATCTGATCATGGGTTTTGTGGACGGTGTTAGAAACGCAGCGGGTGCTCTTATCAACTCAGTTACTAGCGCAGTTCAAGGCGCTATCAATGGCGCTAAACGGCTACTTGGTATTCATTCGCCATCAAGAGTATTTAGACAGTTTGGTGAGTACACAGACGAAGGTTTCATCATCGGTGTTAACGGTCAAGCTGGCGCAGTCATGAAATCAGTCGGAAGCATGGCACAAGGGGCGATTGATGCATTTACTGGTAAAGACTTAGCCGGAACATTACAAGGCGAATTAAACGCAGTTGACGGACAATTAGGACGTTTGACTGGCTATGATACATCAGTTGACTTCAACGGAGGAACAATCACAGTCGGACAGCAATCTGCGGACATCGTTCTTAAAATGGGTAACACAACGTATAGAGCCTTTACAGAAGACATCACAAGCGCTCAAGAAATGGAATTAACATTGGCAAGTTATTAGAAAGGGTAGAAAACCATGTATGGATATTCAAGATTAGAAAAACATAACGGCATCGTGGCTTTCGAGCCTAGCGATAACATGAGCATAAACGGAACACCTGTAAACGAGATTGTGGACGGGTATAGACAACTATCCGTGTCGGGTAGAGGTTTAGTCGGGCAAGAGGTCAAAACGACCTCTATCGCCGGACGTCGTGGCGTATGGATCGAAGATATTTCAGAGCCGTCAAGAGTGCTTGAAATTAAGTACCAGCTTGAAGCCGAAACAAGCGAAGCATTACGAGAAAAATTTGATAAGCTAAACTTGTTTTTACGAACAACGACAAACGATTCAAAAACGCTTGAAGTAACATTTAAAGATGAACCGAATTTTACTTATTTCGCAATCTTTAGTGGCGCTGACAACTTTGAAGAAAACACAAAAAGCATTGTCAGCCGTTTCTCTTTGCTTGTTCCGGACGGATACAAGAAATCACGGTTGAAAGATTCAGCCGGACAAATTGAGTTGTCAGGTGCTTTTGAAGTAACACCTGAAAAAATCGTAGTCACTACGACAAAGACAACAAATACAGTCAGGATCACGAACGGACGACAAACAATTTCATTTACTGGTGCTTATGATGCCAATCAAGATATTACAATCTTATTTGAAACAGAAGAAGTAAAAGCCTTGTATAAAAACCGTAGTATTTTAAGCGGCCTTGAGCGATTTAGCGATTTTGAAAATTTCAAGGTCAGAAACAACGATACCGTTTCAGCTACAAATGCAACGGTTAAAAAGGTGAATTGGAGGGATGAACGAAGATGATTTATTTGTTTGATAAAAACGAAAATCTAATTAAACTCGTCAAAAAAGATGCGATTAAGTCCGCCCTCCAAAAATTCACTTTAACAACTGAAAAATACGTGTCAGACCGTCTGACCGTTGAAATGAAAGACTTGACGGCGCAAGAATTGGAACAAGTGGAATATATGGCTATTCAGTCAATCGAAGATGCACACAAATTTCACTTTTTCTACATTGCTCAAAAGATTTCAAACCAAACTCTGACTCTTGTCGGTGTCCAATCTGGCATTGAAGAATTGAGGAAGTCGGTAGTCTTAGACAAACGCCCTAACAATTCATTTGCTAGACCTGTTATTAACGAATTGCTTGCTGGTACGAACTGGCAAGCACGTTTTGTTAGCGAAACAAGTCAACGATCAACAAACTTTTACTATATTTCAACCTTTGAAGCTTTAAAAAAAGTCTGTCAAGTTTGGAATTTAGAAATGCAGTTTTTCGTTGAGATGAACGGCAATAAAATTGGCGCACGCTATATTGATTTTAAACAGAAAATTGGCGAAGCAACGGGCAAGCGTGTAGTTTATGGACACAATGCGCTACAAATCTTGCAAGAAGTGGAACGCACAAACCTATTTACAGCTTTAATTGGTCGAGGTAAGGGCGAAGAAGTCAGCGCACCAACTGGCGAAAGCGGACAAGCTGGTTATGGACGTAGAATAACATTTGAAGATATCATTTGGGAAAAAGCCAAAGGCGCACCAGTTGACAAACCAAAAGGTCAGAAATATGTCGAACTGCCCGAAATGACGAAAAAGTACGGTATCAAGAATGCGGATGGTACAATGCGAGCAAAAGTTGGCTTTGCAGTCTTTGAAGAAGAAGAGGATGCTAACGTTCTAATTCGTAGAACGTATGAACAATTAGTAAATGCTTCAAGACCACAGTTGACCTTGAAGACTTCAACCGTTTATCTAAAAGGCGTTAACATAGGCGACACTATCCGAGTTGTACGACACGATAAGAAGCTAGACTATGATACCCGTATCTTTGAAATCACGTTCAACCGTTTGAATAATGAATCAAGCGACATTAAATTGGGTGATAGGATTTCAGAAAGTAACGAAGCTAAAATCCAAAATATCGCAAGTCAGAAAGCAGATGAATTGATTTCGTCTAGTTTTAACGGATTACTTAAAAACTTGCCGGACTTTTTGCCAAGCGCTGATGGATTGAATAAGAACTGGTACGGTGCTAACGACCCAACGAAAACGCACGCTGGAAAAGTCGGTATCAATGATATATGGTTCAAACCAAACCCTGAACACGAAGGACAGACAATCATGTTACGTTGGACGGGTGAAGTTTGGGAAGAAGTTATCCGAAGCAATACCGATGAAGAAATCATTGACGAAATCGGCAAGCGTTTTGAAAACCTTAACTTGTCAGGCGTGGACGAAGCCAAAGCCAAAGCAGAAGAAGCTTTGAGAAAAGCTGTGGCTGGTTATAATCTTGCTGATGAAGCGAAGTATATTGCAGACAAAAATACAATCACATTCGCTTCAATGGCTAATAGAGTTAACCAGCAAGAAAATAAACTTGCTGACTACAAGCAAGACACAGACGGAAGATTCGCTAATATCGCTAGTCAAATGGCTGGCAAGGTCAATGAAGCTGACTTCCAACGTGTGAAAGAAACCAGTCAACTTTACGAGAGAATTTTGGGTGGTGCGGAAAACGATGTATCCAACAACGTTTCACGCATGGTTATGAGCAACCAAGTATTCCAGACGGAAGTCAGTAAGTATTCAACACAAGGTGGCCCGAATATGCTTCGAAACTCACGAGCAGACGACGGGTTGAAATACTGGAATGGCGCACCTGATAAATTCAAATTCCTATCACACCATTTCTACTTAAACGGTCAGAAAAGAATGTTTTTACTTGAGAATGGCGCGGTAGTTAATAGCCCACGTTTTATTTTCAAGAAAAATACTGACTACAAGCTAAATATACTTGCTTTTGATGCGAATACAGCGAGAGTTAAAATCTCCTTGAAAAAGAGACGGACAAACTCAAACGCTGATTTTGACGAGAGCCAAGTTATTTTTGAAAAAACGGGCTCACCAGCTTTCAGCTCGAACGAAGCAGTAAAACGCTCTTTTAAATTTAATATAGGTGATTTTGATAACGGTTATCTCTCATTTGAATACACAGGAAACCCACAAGGCTGGTCTGGTATGTTCATGACCGAGCTTGATTTTTATGAAGGCACTAACGGCCGTAAATGGCAACCAGCGCCTGAAGACAGCGCAGAACCTATCGAAGCAGTCAGAACACAAGTCACACAACTTTCTAATTCGTGGGCGGTTCGTTCATTAAATAGTGCTGGAGATATCCTCGGACAATTAAATTTGAATAAAGATGGTTCGGTTCGTATCAATGATGCACTTGTTTCCGTGGGTGATAAAACCTATATTCAAAACGGTGTGATTAAAGAATCCATGATTGGCAACGCTCAGATCGGAACGTCTCATATTGGCGAAATTGACGCAAGCCAAGCTAGAATTATCAATATTTCAGCTAAAAACATTGTCGCAGAGGGATTGACGGCTAACATTATCCGAGGCGGTAAGTTATCATCTCTAAACGGTGTTACAGATTTTGATTTACAGACTGGTTGGATTGATATGAACGGCTTCGGTGTTGGTATCAAGAACAAATTTCCTAACCGACCGCTTCAATACTTAGTTTTCGGTGCAGGTAATATTAACGGTGTTGAGGGTTCATACACGGCCTTGCTAAGTAATCGAAATGGATTACAACAAATGGACCACACATCGGCAGGTCTTCAAATCTGGAATGGTAGAACAGGAAACAGCATTCAAAGTGCTATCAACATGTATGGACGAAGGATAACATTTAACCAGAGCGCCCAAGCTAACTTGAGAGAACTAGCTATTGAAACGGATACTAACACTATTTCAGGCGTTGACGAAATCCTTATCCAAGGTGTCCGATTATCGTATATTTTAAATGATATTTACGACAATTTCAGAAATCTTGCAGCAGTCCCCGGAAATTATAGCCGTGGATATTACTCAAAATGGAAATAAGAGAGGGCAAAATGAACCAAGCAGACAAAGTTATTAACGACTTAGCAATTCAACTTGCAAATAAAACGATTGAATGCGCAAATTACAAGGCGCTTTATGAAGAAGCACAAACGCAACTTCAACAATTACAAGCAGAAAAAGAAGAAAAGGAAGCATAATATATGACATTTAAAGTAGTAAACAAATACTTACAAGAAAACAACCGCACATTCGTAGCAATCCGGCAAGAAGCACCATATACAGCTTTTGACCGTGTTTTAATCGGTGACCGTGTGAACGAAACGGACGAAGTTCTTATCCAAGCCGTACTCGGTCAAGTCGCTACTGAGTTAAATCCAGCTGATGGCGTGAAGAAACTTCAAGAAGACTTGCTAACGCAAGCACAAGACTATGAAGCAAAACTAGCACAGAAAGATGCTAAGATTGCGGAAGTCAAAGCAGTCGCAGACTGGGCGGTTCTTGCTCGTGTAACAGATGTAGAAAATCCACTCAACCCTATCGTATTTAAACGTGGTCTTGAATTGGTTGACCTTGGTCAAACTGGTAAGACTTACCAATCACAAGAAATCTTCACTCTTGAAAATCCTAACCACGTTGAGAAATTCCAAGAAGGAAAACGTGTCATGGTTCAAGTGAATGAGGCGTTCACCTATCAAGGACAGACGCTTGAAGAACTTGCAAGCCTTGAGCAAAACGGAAAATTAGGCATCTGGAAATGGACAGAACCGAAGAAAGAAGAACCATCTAGCGAGCTAAACACTCAACCCGTTCAGTAAGAGGTAGCTTATGTCATGGTCAGAAGCGTTTGAAAAAATAATACACGCCATCACTCAACTAGCACCCACAATCGGAGTTGTTGCAACTGGTTGGTTCGGTATGCGTGCAAATAAAGCTGGAAATCTCAACAAGGAACAATTCAAGGAATTAAAAGCTGAGCTGAATACTATTCATGTTATCGGAGAAGATAATCAAAAGAATATTATTGAGATCAACAATAAATTGGCAGTTCACGATGAGGCACATTTAGCTACAATGTATCTACGGTTAGAACGGGACATCACAACCGCTCTTAAACGTGGATATACAACGGTGCATGAGTCTGATATTATTCATAAAATGCACTCTAGCTATAAGAAGTTAGGTGGCAATGGGCGAATTGATGCCCTTTTTAACAAATATTTAAATTTAGAAATTTCGGAGGAACATACAAATGCAACAAATCAATGAAATTTTACTTAACGGTGCTATCAGCATCCTTGTTATTTTAGTAGGTATCACGGTTAAGGCTGTTAAAGAATACCTGATCCAGAAGGGTGGAGAGAAAACAATCAAGATTGTTGAAATTTTGGCTAAGAATGCAGTCAATGCAGTTGAGCAGGTGTCAGCTGAAACTGGCTACAAAGGTGAAGAAAAACTGGAACAAGCACGAACTAAAATCCGTGCAGAGCTTAAAAAATACAATATCAGCATGACTGACAGTGACCTCGATACCTTCGTAGAGTCAGCTGTCAAGCAGATGAATGATGCTTGGTCTGAAAAATAAATCAGAGAACCCTTTGTGGTTCTCTTTCTTTTTAAATAAGGAAAGGAGGTAGCACTTGAAGAAGGTTATTGAGAAGAAATTAACCATTTCAACCAATAATAGAGATGTAGATAGGCTTTATCAAGAATTTTATAGCAAAGATAAAGGTATTGCTGAATTCAAGTTTACACTCGATAATTTAACAGCTACTAAAGTCATCTGCTTATTCTATTTCAAAGGCACCAAGCGATACCAAGAAGTAGAAGCAACAATCGAAGGTAATTCGTTTACGGTTCAATTTGATACATCATTGATCACGACAGATGAGTCTGTCATTGGTTACATCTATTTTGAGAAAGTAGAGCAGTCAGCAGATGTATATAGCTTTATGTTTAGCGTTCATGTAAGCGAGATTGACAAGGCAGTTAAGACACCAATCATTGAACGTGAATCAGGGCGAATTGTTAACGTCAATGATATTGTAACCAAGCAAGAATTGGACGAACTCTTTGCAAAAATCAAAGAGCAAGGCGGCACGTATGACGATAGCAATATTCGTACCGAAATAAACCATATTTTAGCCGATGTTGAAGCACTAAAGACAAAGACGGATAAAGATACCGTATATGACGATAGCGCCCTTAGAGAGCGTGTAACGGCGTTAGAAAACAAGTCTAACATTGACACAAGTCAGTTTGCTACTAAGGACGAATTACACAATATCTCACTAACCTCTGGACCAAAAGGAGACAAGGGAGAAACTGGCGAACGTGGTCCACAAGGTGATACTGGTCCTAAAGGAGCGGACGGACTTCAAGGTCCTATTGGACCTCAAGGTTTGCAAGGCGAACGAGGTCAAGATGGACAAGCTGGACCAAGGGGCGAACGTGGGGAACAAGGTCCAATCGGACAAACTGGACCGCAAGGGCCTATTGGTTTAACTGGTCCAAAAGGTGCTGACGGCGTGGGTATTCCTCAAAAATTGACCTTGTCTGGGAACACACTCATTCTTTCGGACGGTGGGGGAAGCGTAACGCTACCAAGTCAGACAGCCACAAATACACCTGCTGGACAAGTCAATGAATACGAAATCCACGGTACTGGTATGCCTAATGGGAAAGTAACTGCTCCAGTAGGGACTACTTATGTCGATACCGCTGTAACAAGTGGAGCTCTCAAGTGGATAAAGAGACAAGGAAGCGGAAATCAAGGATGGGAGGTTCTCACAGGCGATACTGGTTGGCGAACTTTAAATATTAAATCTAAACTCGGAAACTCATATCTAAAAGTTCGACGCAAAAATGACACCGTAACATACCAATTCGGCGGATTGAGTTGGGGTTGGTTCGGTGTCATTCGTAGAGGTGGCGTAGGATACGAGGCTCAAGGTAGCGACAGAGAAAGAAACTGCTACATTTTAGGACTTGGTGGTGTTCCTGTTGGTTTTCGCTCTGAAGGGTCTTTAATAGGAAACATTTACAACGATAAAGGTGTCTCCTACGGAACTTGGTATTTAGGCGGTGCTGGAGATAGCAATATGTTGCGGTTCCAGTTTACCGACCCAGTCCCTACGGATAGGGACATCGGAGATATCCGAGTAAGTTCTATTTCTTACCTAACAAGCGAGCCTTGGCCAACAACTTTACCGTAATATGAAAGGATAAAATAAAATGACAATCAATATTGAAACAGCTATCGCATGGATGCGTGAACGTGAAGGACAAGTCTATTACAGTATGGAATACCGTGACGGTCCTGATAGCTATGACTGTTCAAGTTCAGTCTATTATGCTTTAAGAAGTGCTGGGGCTTCATCTGCTGGCTGGGCAGTCAATACCGAGTATGAGCACGACTGGCTTATTAAAAATGGTTATGAGCTGATCGCTGAAAATCAAGAATGGAACGCACAGCGTGGGGATATCTTCATCTACGGAAGACGTGGATATTCAGCTGGCGCAGGTGGTCATACTGGTATGTTCGTTGACTCAGACAATATCATTCATTGTAACTATGCACGGAATGGTATCACAGTTAACAATCATGATGCTATCTGGAATGCAGCAGGTCAACCTTATTTTTACGCTTACCGCTTGACTAATCGAAACGCTCAACCAGAAGAAGTGAAAAAAGGCTGGCAAAAGGATGATCAAGGCGATTGGTACGCTCGAGCAAATGGCTCTTATCCTAAAGCAGAATTTGAGTACATTGAAGAGAATAAATCATGGTTCTACTTCGATGCCGAAGGATATTGTGTAAAATCCGACTGGGTATTCCACACAGACGGAAAATGGTACTATTTTGACAAAGATGGCTACATGGCTACAAGCTGGAAGAAAATCAATGAAAAATGGTATTATTTCAATCGCGATGGAGCTATTCAAACAGGCTGGGTTAAATACTACGACAAGTGGTACTACCTAGATGGTCAAAATGGCGAAATGAAATCAGACTGCTTTGTTAAATACAATGACGGCTGGTACTTGCTTCTTCCAGACGGGCGGATGGCAGATAAGCCAGAGTTCACAGTCGAGCCAGACGGCTTAATTACTACGAAATAA